GCCCTTTCAATGGCAGCATACTTCTCTCTATCAGAATGAGAGAGAATAGGAGTGGAAGATGATTGTTGTTGCTCATAAAGAGTTGACTTTCGACTAGGCATGAGCAATTCAACATCATGACGCTTAAAAGCAGGAGCACGAACACGTTTGTTGGGCTTGTAATACAAGAGATCGTCAGAAGGCGAAGGTTCAGGACGAACCAATCGACCTTCACGATCAGGAACAAGTGCAGAACTTTCCATCTTTCCACGAAGAGAAGATTCTTTCTTAGTCGTAGCATATTCAGAAGGAACATAGGAGTACTTTGTAGTCATACGAGCTATATCAATAGGACCAGCATCAAGAGAGGAAAAAACATACTCAAATTGATTGGCAGGACGAACAACATTTTTCCACTGGGATTCAGACAAATGTCCCATGGAAATGATAAAGTCCCACATAAGATGGGCGGTCTCAACAGCTCTCTCCATATCACACTCATACTCAATGTGAATCATTAGAGCTGTGCCTCCTATATAATCTTCAAATTTTTCCCTACGAAGAACATCGTCAATAAATTGGCGATAAGAATCAGCAACAACAGCATACTCTGCATAATCCTTAAACTTTGTCGCTATTATCCTATTAACTTTACGAATCATGGAAGGGACTATGACACCACCTATCATCAAATTTCCACAAAATTCACCAACAGGACCCTGCATATAAGTAAGTCCATAATTGCAAATGGAGGTGTTTATCTCCATAATGCGGGCTTGACTAACCACACAAGCACCAGGAAGATGAACTTTGTCAACATCATCACCAGTAAAGGCAGTGACACAAGGACCAGAAACCTCCACTGTGTAGTTGGCAAGTTTGCGACAAACCGTCTCATTAACCGTCTTTGTACCAGGTTTTCCAGAATGATTTTCTGAATCTGAACGAAATTCAGCCACATCACACACAACACGAGTATCAGCCGAAGCTTCAACATACATTGTGGTGAAATCTGTGGTAAAACCTAGTTCAAGAAGGTCAATTTCCTCCATCCTTTGAGTAACAGTATTTTGAAAGGAATCACACTTACTAGTGTCAAAGGAGCTATGTTCAGTTTCAGTGACACCAAGTCGCGTGAAAGACCAATTATAAGCAGAAGCATAATCATCAGCAAAATCTGAAGGCGAAACTTGATGATCAGTCATGCACGTAGAATTGCTGTGCATATCAGTCCAATGGTTGAGCACCCATTGCCGCAATGCTGTAACAAAACGCATGGTGTAACCAAACATGATATTTTCCTCTGGACTCCATGAAATAATGCCTTGCGCCACCTTATCGACATTCAAACCTTT